CTTCCTCTTCAGATTCCTCTTCTTCCTCTTCTTCCTCTTCAGATTCCTCTTCTTCCTCTTCTTCCTCTTCAGATTCCTCTTCTTCTTCGGACTTCTCTTCTTTTTCTCCTTCTTCTTCGGACTCTTCTTCCGACCCCTCTTCTTCTTGCTCTTCTCCAGACTCCTCTTCGGATTCTTCTGTTTCTTCTGTTTCTCCTTCAGTTTCTACAGAATCCTCTTCTTTAACAGCTTCTTCTTCGCCTTCTTCATTATTTTCTTCTGTAGGCTCACCCTCGTCTCCTTCGGCCTCGTCAGACGCTTCGCCTTCCCCCTCTTCACCAACAGACCCTTCATCTTCTCCTTCTTCCCCCTTTTCGTAACCTTCTTCAGATGTACCAATGACATCTCCATAACCTTTTTCGGCATATTCTACAATCGCCTCGGTAACGCCACCAAAAGGCTGAAACCCAATTGTTGTCTCAGTAAAATCATTTAAATTAGAGAAAACTTTATGTTCTTGCTCTGCTACAACAGCTATTTCAGTACCTTTTTCTTTTGTTGTTTTAGCTTGGAAGTAAGCTCCACTACCTATGGACATAGTTCCAGCAACCCCAATTGTTCCTACTTTTTGAACCGTCTCTTGTACAAAAGCACTTAACCCGGTGGCAGCACTAGCGGTTTGGGTTGTTGCTCCAGCAGCAGCTGCAGCAACCGTGCCTTTTGCGGCTTTGTCTAGGATATCTTTATTCTTCTCAGCTATTTCACTGAGTTTATCCATAGTGGAGGTCTCAGGAGTTTCAGATTTGACTTCCGTCTTCTTTAACTCAGGCTCTTCGCTAGTCTTTTCACTAGTCTCTTCTGCAAAATCTTCCGTCTGCTCCTCTTCTATAGGCTCTGCCCCACACTCAGAACACACACAGCTCTTTTCTTGCTCTTCTTTTAACTGCTGAAGTAAGGCCCACGCAGTCTCTCTTGCATGGCGGTCCAGATCAGATATAATCTCACTATCTGCTGGATTACAATATTTTTTTGCAAAAGCTATCGCCTCCGCAATTTTTTTGCGATTTTCCCCGTCCATGTCCATATTAACTTACACATTAATTTGTTTTTAAGTGTAATATATTTTACATGGATTTTAAAAATATAATCGGGGAATTTTTTAATGGTGGTTGGTTGATACCCCTGATCGGAGCATCAGGAATGGTAGCTAGAATGCTGACTTACAAAGGGAAATACTCATTAAAAACATTCATTAGAAATGTAATTGCTGCAGCAATATTATCCGGGATACTCTGGTTTGTACTTCAAGACGCCCCTATAAGCGACTTTATAAAAGCAGTGTCTTATGGAGTTATAGGGGTTGTGGCCCCAGAAATCATAAATGGGATTATTGCACTAGCTAAAAAATTTGAGAAGAACCCAGATAAATTTATTAAAAAATAATATTTAATCCTCGGAAACCCTAAACATTTGGAAGTGCGGTGTAGAACCTTGTTGGTATTTGTTTTTGAATATACATACGGGAATCTTCTTCCCTTCGAACTCTACCACCCCCGAAAGAAAATGATTATCCCCTTTTGTCTTAACCCAAAAAGCGCCCATTTTATTTTTCGCCCAACGACTTAAAGAATTCTTCTGTGGTTTTAAGAAACTCTTCTCTAGCTGGACCTGAGAGACTTTTATATTGTTTTTTGAATCTCCTATAATTTCTTCTTGATATTTCATCGTTCGTGTTGAGTATTAATTTTCTTATCTTCTTAGACTTTTTGTTATTCATAATTTAGCTATGTAAGTTTCGCTATCCTTTAAGAAACCTAATCTATTGTAAAGGCTCTTAACTTTTTCTTTGTTGGGGGATTTTTCTGAACAGCCCATTTGTATAAACTCAAACCCATTGTCTCTAGCAAATTTTATTGCTGTAGCTAGAAGTTTATAACCTGCCCTAGGGTTTGAAGACAACCAAATATACTCAGAGAACATATCGACACCATGCCTAGGGTCTTTGTTTTTCAAGAAGACTATAGCCGCATCATAATTGCCTAAATTATTTAGGTTAGCCCACACAAAAACTTTCGAAGTTAAGACCCTGCTATGGCCAAAAGCCTTCTTTATAGAGTCTACCCCATTCGGCAACAGGTAGTGGTAGTTCTTATCTTCACCCTCCAAATCAAGAGCTTTCGTCAGGTCATCTACAGCCTGACAAAAGTCTTCTCCGCTAGCCAACCTTTTTATCACTTTGCTATGACTGCAATAAGCTTTCTAACCTCCTTTACAGGGATGTCGTTAAAGGAACCCCAGTCTTTGACATCCTCGTTCACATACTTCTCCTCTTTCCAGAGAAGCCTTAGCAAATCTTTAAACCCGTCGAAATTGGTTACCTCATGCTTGTCCCTAAGATACTTCTCTAGAAGACCCTTGGGTGTTGTAGTCGCTGCTGAGACAGTAAAGTTTGGAGTGCTTGAGCTTTGTAAGACCTTGGACCCTTTAGACTTGTCTATCTCGTCAGCACCAACGATATGGATGTTAAGAAAATTCCTCACACACCTAACAAAAGCCCTGTTACAGGCGATGGTCTCAAGGAATTTAGACGCAAAAGAATCTGTATTGTCCAGACTAGCGTTTGCAACATCTGTGTAGGTTGTCCCACACGACTCGTAATTTCCGTCCCATTTAATTGTACATTTTGCTGTGACGTAGCCGTCTGAAATATTCTCTACCTCAAAATCCACAGAACTATATCCTCTCATCTTGGCCAACTCTTTTATCCCCCCTAACATAATCAACAATTGATTATCTCTCAAACCTTCTGTCGAGTCGGGGACAGGTTTGCTCCTAATTGTGAACCAGTCCCTATTAGGGTAAAGAAAATCAGGCTTGATCATAGATCTCCAATCAATAGACCCATCCTCATTGAACACATAGTCTTGATTCTTTAGAAGACCATGATCATCTCTTTGGTAAACATCCGGTCCAAAAACCTTCTTCGCCGCAGCTTTTTTAGCTACTTTTTTCGCTGTTTTCTTTTTGCTCATAAATGTAAAAATGGTCTAGTTCGTCCCAATATTCTGGAGTATCCAATACATTGTTGTCGTTGTCAAGACCCTTTTTGTAATGAGCATAGCTAAAATATTTTTTATCTGCCTCAAGAATGTATTTGTTGGTCGAAAACTTGCAAGAGTCAGGCAACTCCATTCTCTCAACCCCTTTGTATCTGGAGTGTACATCGACATCAAAGTATCTATTTCTCAAAACTCCTAGATCTGATTCTTTCTCAGACAAAAGAATAATTTTTATTTTCCAGCTGGCTAAAACGTCAAAGTACTTTTTAGGTATTTTGTCTGTCTCAGCATCCAAAGCGAACATCAGCATCTTTACATTGTGCTTTATACTCTTCAAGACACTCAACTGAATCAACCCTTCTGATATAACTGTAACTTTGTGATTTTCACAATAATACATAAAAGCCTCCTCTTTGAAACCATAATCAGCCCTCAGATACACTTCTTTGGGCAGACCTGTTATTATTTCAGTAGGAACGACCTCTATGATAGGTTGATTGTAGTGTTTACCTATGTGGAAAGTCTCTATATCGACTTTCTTTTCATGCCCTAGTAACTTAAGGATTGAATTGGCCACCTCTTCCGGTTTAATTTTGTTTATATTATCCTTCGGATCATGGTTGGAATAGCATGGCCTAGAGTCCCAATCAGGTTCTAAACAAATAGAATCCTGTCTATTGCTCCAAAATGGTTTGGTGACATTAGCGTAACTATTCCCAAATATACTGACTGTTTTTACTCCTATAGAACTGGCGTATTGAGCTAGGTAGTTGTCTGGCCCTATATATAGCATCGATTTAGAAACTAAATATGCGGTATTTTTAAAGTTGCATGAGACATGTTTATTAACCCCTCTTAAGGGTTTGTCGCCACCTAACTGAACCACCTTTATGTCCCTTTTTTCTAGAAAAGAGGATAGAAACCCTAACACTATTGTATAACTCTTGTAGGTTTTTGACGCCGTCGAAGAGTCTCCACTAATCACTATGTAGTTATTAAACTCTATGGGAAAAAAATGCTGGTTGACAATAGGCTTCCCTATTTTAACCCCTAGGTTCTTTGCGTATTCTTCTACTAGATGAGACATTACTTTAATGAAAACTGATTTTTACTCAAGCCATTGTGTATGTAGCATGGATTTTTTTGTGTCGTCACGCTAGGGTAAAATACCATTTCGAACATACCCCTTTCTCCCCCTCTCCCCTCCAAGGAAAATGTATTATCAAGCTCTTTTTTGTATGGCAGAATCTTGTGAGTGTTTGGGTTGTCCTCTATAAAGTCAAAATACTCAGGTTTTGTAAAGATGTAGATATTATATTGTTTATAATTCTTTTTTAATTGACCCAAAAGGGAATTAATAAGCAACACATCCGTCTCTGACTCTGGTATGACAATAGCGATTCTTTTACCTTCGTCATCACCCAGTAAGTCTTCTAATTTAGGCTTTTTAGCATCTAAATTATGTTTCTTAGCCACATTCTTAAAGTGAGCGAGTAAATCTTCCCCTTTCATACCCTTAGCCAACTCGCCTTTCCAATGTTTAAACCCTGTACTTCTTCTGTCTACATCTTCTTTAACTATGTTCTCATAGAGATCTATAATATACTCATCTGAATTTAAACCTTCTGGTGGGTTATAATCTGCATCCATAACCTTATGAGTGGTCTCATAATCATAATCAACATCTGGCATATTGTCGATTATAGACTCCAACTGCTTTCCGATAACCTCGACAGAAAAGTTATCTATCACCCACTTTCGGGACTTCGCCCCCATCTCAACCTTTTCGTACTCTGTCATACCGTAAACATGCTCCAGCATAGAGTGTATATGTTTAGGGTCTGTACTAGCTTTTATAAACTGTGTACCCGGCTCTCTATATTCACTCCAATTCAAGGGGAAGCCGCCACTCTCCTCAGAACAACTATCCTCCCCGCATGAGTAATTTGTAACTAGGGTCACAAGCTCTGTCAGCTTAGCTTCTTGTATTGGTATCTCTTGACCGCCACTAGTGAAAGGGTGGCAGTAAACATCCATAAGGTTGTATATCTCATTGAGTTGTTCTTCAGAGACACCTTTTTTAGTGTTTGTTGTATTTACAGATTTTTTGGAGCCGCAAGAAGGACAGTTAGTTTGTTGCCCTTTGAATGGGCTGATATAATACTTGCTGCATGAGTTGCAGACGTATGTTGTCAATACATCCATGCTACCTATACCCTTTTCCTCCATTAGACTCTTTATGTCCCAGCCTTCGCCCCAGTGGGTATGGAGGAGTAGTTTGGCTTTTGAATCTGGGCTCTTGGACTTGAACTGCTTGAACCCTTCCAGAAGGTTAGGAACAGACTTTCTAAGTTGATTTCTGAAGACAAAGCCTATTACAAACTCGTCACCAATACCATGGTAAGACCTTAATTTTCCACGTTCTTCGTCTGGCATCCGATAAAAATTGTCAGTATCCAAAGAACCTCTTAGTGTTTTTACATGATCGTAACCCATCTCTTGCATGGCCTTTTCTGCAAAACTAGCCCAAACAAAATAGTTCTTTATTTTAGGTGCGTACTGGACAGCTTGTGGCAAAATCGGAAGGCTGTCCAAGGTTGTCCACACCATACAATTAACTTTGTTCCACCAAGGTTTATGATGGTAATTGTTGAATGCCCATATATCCTCTATGCCTATATAGACATCTGGTTTAAACTCCTTTACGGCTTTGTCCACCAGAGTATAACCGTAACCCTCTGCCCTTCGGCTCTTTGCATCAAGTGCTGCCAACTGAGCCGGGGAGGGTGTAACACCTCTACACTCCCAAGGCACCAACTTAGTCCTTGGGTCTTCCCACTGAAGACCGTTAGCTAGCTCAAATAACTCATATTTTCCTGTATCGTATAGATACCTAAGTATATTCTTCTTATTTTTACCAAAGCCAGTGAATGCTTTGCAGAAGTTAGAGTGGATGATTACTTTTTTCTTCATGACCGAGACTTCAGCTCTTCATTTTTGTTAAAACGATAAGCGTATAACTCCTGAAGGGAGAACCTAAAGAACTCCAATAGACAGTAAGCCTCTGACATTTCAACACCAATCCCAAACTTGTTAGTAGAGTTCCTGACAATACCAAAAGAGAAAGCGTTCGGTCTCCCATCCCTCTTCCAAGGTTTGAAAGATATCTGGGTTTTGTTGTCCTCAAAAGAATGGTAAGCTGAGAACTCCGTGTAATTTTCTATGGCGTTTATTAAACCTCCAATCTCTGTCTCGTTCAACTTTATCGAAACAGACGTTTCTGGGTTTTTGGCGTTCTTAGCGAAAGACCCAGTCCTCTTTGACTGGTCCCAAGAATACTGCCTGACAGCCCTTACATACACACAAGGTTCTCCTGTTTGTACAACACTCCCAAGGTCGCAACTAAAGGCGCACCCTGTGTTTCTAGGGTTGGGTTTATAGAGCTTTACAATCATACAAGATAATATGTATTACGGGGACTAATTCTAAATTTTTAGTGTATATATGGGTATGGATAATTTTGATATCGACCCCGACATGGTAAAGAGTATTAGAGAAAAATTCGGCATAAGTAAAGACACCTTTAGGCAAAGAGCAGACTTTATGGTCAAGTCCAAGAAAAACAAAGAGGACGTAAAAAAACTACTTCAATTAATAAAGCAGCTGAGAGATGAAGAGTCTAGCTGTTAGGACCATCTTCTAGCACAGGCTCTGTGATATTCTTCCTGATAAACTCCCTGTTCTCTTCAAAAGCAGGTATTTTACACATCCTCTCGTAAGAGAGAGAAAACTCGTCAATAATCCTGACTATTTCATAGACCCTTTGGGACTCATACAAATACACTTCCTTGAGGTACCTAATCAAATAGGAGATACATTTTTTCCTTAATTCTACTGCATAAAAAAGGTCATAAAGAGGCTTGTCGTAATCCACCCCCAAGCTACTACAGAAATTTTTAATAATGTCTATCTCCACTAGAGGACCAAGACCAAAGGAGAGGGTTATATCCGCAATGTCTGAAAATACATGTCCTCTACACAGGTTTCTAAGGTCGTCAAATTGAACACCTTCTCTGCTAATAAACACATTACTGGGTGTTGCACCACCTAGTATCAATCCTGTTGTCTCGTCTGGGAGTTTTGACTTTAATGAGTTTATCTCTTTTTTTAAACAGGAAATTAATTTTTCTATCTTTAAGAAATCCGAGTTCTCGTCTATAGCCTTGATTTGCTCATCCCCAAATATTTCCCTCATATTACTATCCTTTATGAACTGGTTGTTTAAACCTTTGTAAGTCAACCTTCCTACACTCTGCCCATGCAAGTTCTTATAAGCTTCCAAGAATAAATCTAGCTCTGTGGAGATATATGAACGGCCGACCTCCATTATAGGCTCGCCGTTATGGAATTTGCACAGTAGGTAAAGAATCTTCTCTCCAACCTCTATAACACCTCCATCTATGTAATCAGGTGTGTTCGGTGTGTTTAACCTCTTGGAGTTCTGTGTTTCTTTCAAAAGGTGTTTGTTATCATAATCATAGGAGAACTTTAGAGATAGCGCCCCATCCTTTGTAAAGATGCGGTACATATCGTAATCTTCTGAAGAGTCTATCGAGTCCAACCTAGTGATATCTACGCTGACGTTAGAGTTAGAAAGAATTCTATTTATGAACTCCATCTCTACGTTGGATGGTTGGCTTGGTATAGGCATTGTGTACAACCTGCCATTATATATGGAGCTAATCTTCATGTCTTATAATAAAGAAATCCCGCCCCCTTTCAAAGGGACGGGACAACACGAACACAACGATAATATAGGCTAAGAAATGCGACCGAAAATTTTAGATCCTGAACGGACCCCTGTGATACTCGTTTTAGAGAATCGTCGGGTTTGATTGTAGTTGCGGTCATATACCACAATAGTTTTATCTGTCTCAGATTGAAGCTGAGCGTTAAGTGACTCGCCCTGCTTGGTGTAAAGACCAAAGAAGCGACCTTTGGAATTTCTGATTGCCGTTAATACTGTCTTACTCATCTAGCTTAGATTAGTACACTTTGATGTTTTTGTCAACAACTTTTAATGATATTTTTTCAACATTCTTGTTTTCTATTACAAACCTAGCTATAGGAGTCTGCAGAAGCTTCTTCACAATCACCTTCACGTTTCTTGCGTGGAGTTTCTCTGTTTTTATTTTATTTAAAATAAATTTATGAACTGTCTTTCGTGTTTGCATAGAGATGTTCTTCTCTCTCAGCCTTTCAGCTATAAAGGAGACCTCTTTGCTTACGATACTCATCATAACACCATCTGTTAAAGCGTCAAAAACATAAGTATTATTAATCCTCGCAATAAGTTCTGGCCTGAGACTCTTCTTCAGGCTGTCTTCGTAGACAAAATCGTCAGACGGACTATCATCGACAAAACCGACAGACTTGGCCCCAGTCTGCTGATGGCCTACATTGGTAGTGAGAATGACTATGCTTTTAGAAAAATCTATTTTTCTATTCAAGTTATCTGATACATACCCTTCGTCTAGAAGATGAAGAAGTATGTCCAATATTTTAGGATCAGCTTTCTCTATTTCATCAAATAACACAACGCAGTTAGGGTTATTCCTGACAAACTCTGTCAAGATCCCACCCTCTTCGTACCCCACATAACCAGCATTGGCCCCGATAAGTTTTGAGATACCTGTCTTGTCTTGGTATTCGCTCATGTTTATCTGTATGAAAGACCTGTCGCTCCCGTAAAAGTTTTTAGCTATATTTTTAGCAGTAAATGTTTTCCCGACACTTGTAGGTCCTACAAATAAGAAATTAGACAAAGGTTTATCTGGATCATTGAGGCCGACCTTAACACAAGACAGGTTGTCGTAAATATCATCTATAATTCTGTCTTGTCCGAATATCTCCTTCTTCATCTTATCTTTGAACAGAGAAAATCTAAAATTAGTCTCTCCAATTATCTTCTTAGAAACACCCGTCTTTGATTCAAACACCTCTAGTATATCAGCATTAGATATGGATACTTTCTTTTTGGCCGTGTCGTTATACTTAGAGATACTCTTTATATAGTCCTCCATGGTGTCCACAAAATCCTCTTCGTTTTCGCAGGGTTTTGTAATCATGTCTGAAAACTTCTTTTTTGCTTCGACCACATAGTCAGGGGGGTTGTCAGACTTGATCTTTGTCCTTGCCCCTATCTGGTCAACAACGTCGAAAGCTTTATCTGGAAACCTCTTGTTGGAGAGATATATCTCACAGTTGTCTAGGATTTTGTCTATATTAGCTTTTGAAAACTTGACACCATGGAAGTCTTGGTAATAGGGCAAGGCTTGGTTAAGCATGTGCCTAGTCTGCTCCTTGGAAGGTTCATGCACATCAACTTTATCGAACCTCCTCTTCAGCGCACCATCTTTCTCAAAGATTTTTTTATACTCCTTCGACGTTGTGGCCCCTATGCACTTTATAGAACCCCTAGCTAGCGCTGGTTTAAGCATATTAGATGCATCCATATTCCCTTCTGATGAATTTCCAGCGCCTATAACAGTGTGAATCTCGTCAAAGAAAAGGATAATATTCTCCTTGCCCTCCACCTCTTTTAATAAACCCTTGAACCTCTCTTCGAACTGGCCTCTGTATTGAGTACCCGCCAACATACCAGCTATATCCACAGAATATATTTGGCACATAGACATGTGGCTAGGGACTTGATCCACCATGATTCTCTGAGCTAGACCTTCTACAATAGCTGTCTTACCAACACCTGCACCCCCGACAAGAATACTATTACTTTTGTTCTTCTTGGATAAGATCTCTATGACATTCTCTATCTCTTCGTCTCTTGAGACTATAGGGGGAAAATCTTTCATGAACATCTCTTGGTTCATATTCACACAATACTTAAGTAGGTTCTCTGGGACAACCTCTTTCTCTTCCCCTCGACTATAAGAAGTAGGTTTCTCTTTTGCACTCTCAGAAAAAACATTGGAAGGTGAACTGCTATTTACAACAGGGTTGGAGTCTACAATTATTTCCTCTATCACATCTTTGAAGTAATCAGTCTCTAAGCCAGAATCCTCCAAGTCCTTTTTAAAGTTAGACTTCGTATCCAGTAGAATATAAAGCAAATGCTCCACGCCAACGAAATGGTCGTCATGAGTTTCAGCAAAAAACTTAGACTCTAGTATTGTAGAGTTCAACTCGTCGTGCCAAGCATTTTCGTTCTTTCTCTTTTCGAAAAACTCTGGATTCTTTTTACAGAACCTTTTAAATGTTTTGATAAAATCCCTAGGCTCGTAGACCACACCCCTACTCTCAAACAACAATATGTTTCTATCTGATAGGTTTATGAGGCAGCCGTAAATCAAATGCTCATTCCTAACCCTGCCATGGTTATTAGCTTCAGCGAATAGCTTGGCATCCCTGATAGCTTTCTTAGCTTTAGGGGTCAAATTATATTCAGTTAATGACATCATAGTATATTACACTTTTATTCCCAAATTGTTACTCCTGCTCTTCCTTTGTTTCAAGTAGGCTCTTGTCGATATGCTTTGGTTGCATCCAAACATGTTCGTCTAGACTCTTTATATTGTCCAAGAAGACAGTAGTCCCCCTATCACTTCTAGCTAAGGTGCCATTAATGATAACAACCTCCCCTACTTTTGGTTGGGGCATATCCTTCCTCTTCCATTTCGTCAACTTATCCCCCATCATCATAGTTTCTAAAACCCCCATTTCATCAGCTATCTGCCACCCTGAGTATGTGTTTCCCGCCCTACTCACAGCATCATGGTTTATTTGGGTGACAACACCGACAAACATAATTTTAGACCCATGACTCTCGTCTTTTACATCCAAGGTTGAAAGTATAGGTAAGCGTTTATCGACAGCGTCTTTTATCTTCTTCGTTGCGCTATAACCCAGAACTTTTCTCTCGCAGAACCAGTTTGTAAAAGACTCTCTTTTCTTGTTGTTCTCATAAATAAGGGTGTAGTTTCGAATCTTTTTCTGTATAGTCCCCCACCTTGTCTCCTTTATCATAAGCCTCCCTTTTTCATCTAACATAGGGTTATCTTTGTTAGGGTTAGCCTTCTCTAAATTGTCCAGAAGGTCACCCTCCATCAGTGCAAAGTGGTTCTGTTCCCTCGGCGTCAAGTTGTTAAAAACCCTAAGTTCATAAACTAACCTACAACGCTTTAGAGAGCCTCCCTCAAAGAGGGAGTCGAAAAGACCTGCCTGTATTAAAGCAGATAAGGTTCCTACGTCCAAACCTGAATCTTTGGCACTTATGAAAGCCTCGTACTTGTTTTTAAATGACTCTCCCCCTCTAAACTTTATAAGAGCATCAAAAGCTTTTGTTGCAACACCTTTAATAGATTTAAAACCGTAACGGATGCCACCTTCTTCCAAGGTGTGTTCTTGCTCTGATAAATTAAAGTCAGGAGGAAGTAAGGATATATTGCAAGATGGGCTACTGTATTTAGGCAACGACAGTTCCCTCTCTACCGAAGAAATAACCTGCAATTCATCATCATTATTGTGGGCGAAGTTTAGCATAGCCCAGAACATCTCTTTTGGGTAATTTTGTTTAAGGTATGTTTGAACAGCAGACAAGTAAGCATAACTCATGGCATGAGATTTATTGAACGAGTAGTTGGCTGAGTCTTCAGCAACACTCCATAACACTTGTGCGACCTCTGGATCTAAATTTTTCTCTTTAACCTTGTCTTCTATCTTAGATTTCCAAGATTTCATTTTATCAACCTTCTTTTTTCCAACTATCCTCCTGAGTTGTTCAGCTTCGTCTAAACTAAACCCAACTTTAACAGCCATTTTCATCAACTGCTCCTGATAGAGAGGGATTCCTCCTGTATAACCTAAAATATCATCAAAATACTCATGCACGGATTGGAACTCTCCTGTTTCCACATACCTAATGTAATCATCTTGGAATTCTATAGCTCCGGGTCTGGCCACAGACAGGACAGCAGATAGCTGCTCGATATTCCTAGGCTTCACATTGTAACAGACCTTCCCCGCTGTAGGAGCCTCAATCTGGAATATACCAGCAGAATCTTCGAAGTTCTGGTAAAATTTGTAGATAGATTCATCATCTATATCTATATCCTCTTTTTTAATTCCGACTTGTTTGCATACATCATCGACCACTGATAGGTTTTTTATCCCCAAGATATCGAACTTGACACACAGTGCAGCTACATCATCCATGTCATAACCAGAGACTAGTTTGCGGTCCTTTGTTCTTTGCACAGGCATAAGTGATGCCTGATTATCGGAACAGATAGCCACCCCTGAAGGATGTACACCCGTACCCTTTACCAACCCCTCTATCTTCCTAGCTATCTTGTATATCTTTTTTCCCGAAGGTGATTTGAAAAACTCCTTCAACTCTTTGCAATCTTCGTAAGCTTCTGATATCTTAGCATTTTTCCCATACTTTTTGGGGATAAAATCCGAGATCCTAGCTGCTTGCCCTTCTGTCATAAAGCCAGCTATCTTGCAACACTCTTTCACGCAGACCTTACTACTCAAGGTGCTGAGCGTAAGAATCTTAGAAGTTTTCCCTTCGTTTTGATCCTCAATGTAACTAAGCACATCAGAACGGCGATGATAACAGATATCATTATCAACATCAGCAAGGAGAGAACCGTCCAACAGTCCATCTCCCACTTTTTTAGATCTACTTTCGGATACGAATCTTTCAAAATATAAGTCGTGTTTGATTGGGTCTACATTGGTTACACCTAAAAGATACAAAACTAGACAACCAGCTGCAGAACCCCTTCCAAAGCCAGTCGGGATGTCTTTGCTTTTGCAATACTTTATGATGTCCCAATTGAGTAGAGCATAATCCACAAAACCAAGTCTGTCAAGGATTTCTATCTCTGTTTTTACCCTACTGTAGTAAACATCCCTCTCGCTCTTTTCTTTTTTGTCCACCCCTCTCTCTTTCACCCCTTTTCTGCACAAACTTCTCAATATATCAACACTAGAAGCATCAGGGTTCAAACCTAGCTCTTCCAACTCTTTATTTTCCAAATGTATCTTAGGTAATTTAACACCCTCTACAAAAGGTTTTTCGTATCTCATTCCCACCTTGCGTTCTTTCTCGTTAATCATATTTCTAGTTCGAAAAGTTGTTTTTGAAAAACCTCAAAGTTCTTCTCTACATCGTAGCTAGCGTCATGGAGTTTATTAGAATCCCCGGCCAGTCCATATTTCTCTATACAAGCTTTCATACTTGCTTTCATCCCTTTTGGCCTAGTCGAGAGCCACTTGTATTGCCAGCAGATGAAGTCATCTATGTCTAGCGACTCTGGTGACCCTGACTGTATAGCCCTTTCTAAACACAAAGTATCTACAATCCTTTCCATGAAAGAGTAGTCAGGAGCTAACCCAATCAGCTTCCTCCAAACGTTGACCATGTATACATCGAACCCCAAGACATTATGCCCTACAAGCTTGTGATCCTCATTGTAAAAGTCTTTCGAGAATAACTCCCAGACACTTTCTAGGTCTTCAGCTTTGGCCCTATAAGCTCTTTCATCGAAGCGGGTTATTTTTTGAGCGCCTTTTGAAACACTGAGATCTTTATAAGCTAAAAACTTATTGTTGGCTTTTATCTTTTTTTTCCCCTCGTAAACTGTCCAAGCTATCTGCCAAGGTCTAGACTTAATTAAGTTCAAACCCTCTGTTTCAAAATCAAAGACTACATACTTCTGTCTCTGATCAAATCTTAATATTGATTCCTTCATAATTCTACTTGATTGCTTCTATACAGAACTCATCGCTCCCGAAATGATCTAGTTCAGGATTTTGCAAATCGCCACGTTTACTGTTAGCCCTGTTGCACAGGACTCTGTATGTTTGGAAGGCTTCTATATCCTCTTTATTCTTGTACAGAATACTTTTGACATCGCAAGTATTATAACCATTTTTCTCAGTATACTCTAAAACCTTCTTTGAGATCAGATGGTCGAAAGGCAAGTTGTTGTTCTCAACCCAAAAAATAGGATTTTTTATCTTGCTGAAATCTGGGTTAGCCTCCCGATGATAGAAATTGTTCTTGTGTATAAAACTATCGTAGAATGGGACTACAAAACTTAAGTGTTTTTCATCCCAGTATTTGTAAAAGTTTTTGTAATCTATCCTAGGGCTTACGACATCCATCTCAGAATCCGGGTCTTGTGGTTTTTTCGAAAGGAATCCCGACTCAGTGTTAGCACACGAGTAAATTCTATTCATTATCTCACAACCCTTGTCATCCTTCGCAAAAATCACCCCTTTGTGAAAAGAGTTAGTGTCGTTCTCCTGCATGTCAGAACAAAATATAAGACTAACCCCATAGATCAGATTGATGCCGTTGCTGTCACAAGCCTTAAAAGCTTTCATAAAAGACGTAAGGTTGTCCTCTACCAAGACTAAATCCTTAATGCCTCTGTCTAAACATATCTCAATAATCGAGTCAGGACCATCTTCTTCACAGTCTGTCTCAAAGGTTAGGATACTCTTTCCATGAGAGTATGTGGACTTGAACACGGGAATAACCATGCCTTAGCATAACCCGTATAAATGACATGTCAAGAGCAATGAGCAGGGCATCCTGCGTAATACTTTATTTCATAAGTACACCCGCTGGGAACTTTCTGCTCGTCGAAATCATCTTCAAAACAAGAGCCAACAACTTGTCCTTCTGAATTCTTAAACTGGTAGTAAATAAAGTCAAACTTCATACCACAGTGCCACTTTATATTGCCGTCCTTTTTTAACTCTCCTTTTCTCTTAGCAAATCCGCACAGGAGCTTTCCGCTAAAGGAATTGTCATTAGGAAAACCTTTGTAAGCGGCAAAGTTAGCCACTGCATCTTTCTCTGTAAAATTATCTAAATACTGCTGAACCTCTGTCAGCTGAAGCTCAAAACCATACAAGTCTTCTTCGGACAAAGGCTCCATCCTCATGATGCCGCTTTTCTTAGCCTCAGTATCTAACTCAAACTTCAAAAATAAAAATTCACTCTGTTTAATAGGGTAGTCTGGAAAGAGGTGTTTGACAGCTAAGCTGTACATAAGATCCTGCATGTTATCTTCAGCATCTTTCCCTTTGAAAACCTCTTTGCTTGTCTTGAAATCCCTGATCAAGGCGAACTTCTTCTTTTTGTACAGAAAAAGCTTATCAATAAAACCCCGAATCTTGTAACAAACTTCCCCGTCATTTTTCACTATGTCAAAGTCCTGCTCTGAGAACTCTTGGGTAGGTTTAGCCAAATCCTTTCCAAAGAAATCATAAGCTATACCATTGTAAGTCATCTCTTTGATAAGCTGGATATTGTCAGGATCGTCAACCTCATCCCTGATAGCATGTTTCATCACAAGCCGCTCTATAGAAGGCACAGAAAATATATCCTGCGTCTTCATAATCTTATCGTAATACTTCTTCCGCTTACTCTCACCTAGCAACTCAAATACTAAGTGACAGATAGAACCCCTCTTGGCACCATCATTACTTGTATCAGGGAGTTTTAGTTTGTACTTGGTCCAATAGAGCCAAGAGCAACTCTGAGCAGTCTTTATCCTACTGGCAGAGAGTGATGTTTGAGGTTCATTCATTTAATATCTTTGCTTTCTTGATGTCTTTCTGTGAAAAGAAGCCGCTATTATTACTCACAAACTTTGATATGTAGTCTCGCTGCTTCTTTTTATTTACTCCCTTTTCAACCCACTCTTTTAGATTATACGAATTTTGATGGGCTTCTCCAAAATCATTTGCCTTTTCAGGGGGGAACTTTATAGAGATAACATCTAAGTCGAAATAACTTAATAGTTTTAAATAGTTTTTAATTGCACCGACAAGACCTCGGTTTTGAGATGAACCGGAGTCATTGTTAGTAGATATAATAATCCTATCTATGCTTTTGCTAGACAAATAACTTATTATGTTTGGGCCAGTTGATAAACCAAATATAACTAAAACATTCTTTACACCTTGCTCGTAAAGAGCCATGGCATCCCCTATGCTTTCAACTAGTACAACCTCTCGTTTTTCTGTTATCTCAGAATCGCAATCATGCTCCGGTATGCAAGCGGGATAAACCCACCCACTCTTCTTACCTACATGCTTCCACTTGGGGTAATCATTTCCCTCATCTATCTTTCTCCCAGAGAAGCCGATAACTTGCTTGTTCTCATTGTAAACAGGGAACACCATCCTTCTGTACATCTTACCGACACCAGCCAAACCAACCTTGAAAGAAACTTGAGTCTCTTCGCTGATAGACCTTCCTGAATAAAAATTATAATTTGGGAACAGTTTGTTTAAGCTGTCATCTGGGTAGACCCTTTCCATTTCTATTCCTTTCCTCCTGCTGCTTTGTTTATAATTAAGTGCATCTACTTTTACATTCTTTATGAGATTTTTAGCTGACCTTTCATCTTTGACTGTTAGCTTTACTAAAGCCTCAAATGGTTTGCAACCCACATGATCTACAAAATCCATCCATACACCTGTATTCTTGTATACCTTTACTGCTGTGGCGTTATCACCACCCCTGTATAAAGCTTGTGTCCTCCAGTGGTCTCCACAATCAATAAGGCTGTATCCCATGGACTCCAGTATTGATTTGAAGTCACTAAAATTCTGAGATTTCTGGTATTCTGCCATCTCCACTGTCTGGACCATCTTGTAGGGGAAGGGAACGTGCCTCGACTATCTCACGAAGGTCACCTTGCTCTGTTATATTAAAGTTTTTAAAATCTAAATTAATAAAATTCTTCCTCAAAGAATCTTCCACTTGGACTGGCTCTATAGCACCCGCTATGTCCCTGCCCAAATGTCGGGCTTTAACATTAACAAGTTTATGAGTGCCAAACCCTCTACCTTCTAGCTCTATTTCATCATCCGTTTTCTTCCTTAGGATAAACATATGTGAACAGAACTGTGTGATCCTGTCTGACAGGGATACAATACTCTCATCGTCAACTACATTTTGAGAGTTCCTGTTTGTTGTGATTCCGCTACGGTTAGACTGGACAGAGGTGATCATAGGGATAACGGGGTCTCCATCTTCCAGAACCTCCTTTTGGATACACTTTTTAAACTTGTCCACCATTTCCCCCACAACCTGCCACTCATTTTTGTTACCGGAGGACTCGTTGGATGTTTTAATATAATCAAAGGAGAAGACCATTCTATTTCCCCTCCCGACTGTAGAGTAGTAAAACCTTTTAAGGGTGTTTACCATAGTGTCAACATCCATGCCTCCAACGTTATAGTAGTAGAACTTGAGACCCTTGATCCTAGGCCAGACTGACCTAACTTTAGCCACCACATCTTCACCAGCTTGCCTCCACCTACCACTCTCCAAAAGGTGCATAGGGACACCTGAGTGTGCAGCGCACTGTCTCATAATAAGTTCCTCTTTGCTCATCTCCCCATTATCGAAATGGAGAACAGGGACATCATACTTGAGGGCAACCTTGGTAGCGTAATCCATACAGAACTGAGTCTTACCAACCCCAGACCTCGCCACAATAACAGTGATGTTTCCGGGCCTAAGGAGAGAGCCGTAAATATCGTTGACCTTCTCGTGTGGCCCCATCATACCAAACTCCTCGATAGGGTTATCTCCCCTCTCTTCGATAAGAGCTTCCATATCCTCATAGATATTGTCAGGAGTATTATCGCCAATCTCGAAAAGATTCACTTGGGCATTATATATATTGTCAGCCTCTTCTATGATCTTAGAGTAGGCTGCATCTGGTGACATAGACTTCATCTTTCTGCCTATCTCTTCGCAAGAGTTAAGCATTTGCCTTCGGACTGTGAACTTCTTTAGCTCCTTAGCAGTCTTCACAAGATTACCTTTTGGAACCTTTCGCATTGCTAAAGACTTTATGTAATCAGAAGGATTGAGGTTATCTCGGAACGACAGACCTATGTCGCTGACACGCTGAGCAATGATAATCTCATCTATCTCATCTCCGTTAGAGATAGCTTGTTGCACGACCCTGAACACAGCAGAGTGCAGAGATGTGTCTTCTGAGTAGAAGTCATCGTTGCCGATAAAGTCACTTATATCTATATAACTTTCAGGATCTTTTAAGAGTCCCGCCAACAGCTGTTTTTCTAGTTCGTAATTATAAATCATCTGTCAATCCTTGCATTTCTGTTGTTCCTTTAACCCAGTCTTCTAAAGCTTTCCTTAAACCCAATTCCATAACAGTGGAGTCAAATTTAGAGTAGATCATTGGACTACCATCTTCAGACGCCACCGCAAGTATAACACCTTTATACTTGTCTGAATCGCCAGACAAATCATAGATCTTAGACACTAACTGCTCTGGAATGGTGAATGGAAATTCTTCTTCGTTCATAAATATATACCCTGCTTCTCAAATAGGTCTTTATCCACAGTGTCCTCTGGGTAAATCTCTACCATTGTTATATCGTTCATTTCGCAGAAGTCGAGCTTTTTCTGATCTCTTCTTAACTGCTCCAAATACTTCAGCCTGTTCTTATGGAAATGTTTAACAAACTTAGTATGTTGCGCTCCCTGAACTTCTACAGCCACCCTTTTGTTGGCGTTGTAAAAGTCCAAGGAGAGCCTACTACCTACTATCCTAAACTCTTCGAATACAATATCGTTTCTCCAGAAAGGGAACAAGAAATCCTTTACCCTTTTTTGGAATTTACTCAGGCTTGAAGCCTCCCACTTTATATGGTACTTCTTAGGGTTCTTGAGATTTCTTAGTTTACCGTCTGTGGTATAGAACTTCATGAAAACTCCTGAATGGCATTTTTGAAATAACCAATAAGGAATTCACACAGACTTTCATTCTCCTCTATGAGTTTGAAGAGGTTGTTCTCCCCTTGCACTTTTTCAGGTAGACTGAAATCAGTTTCTGACAAGACCTCCTTGAAGTCTTCTGTAATACTTATCCACGAACCGCTCTTTTTTACAAACTCCCAAGCTGATAACAAGTCAACTACCTCTTTTTCAATCCATATAGATCTTCCACCCTCCTGCCCGTATCTGACGGGATAACTGATAGACATATTGGTCTTCTCGTTAGGCGACTTCTTCACAGTGACCTTGGCGAAATGTCCTATAGGTGGGTTTGTCTTTGGGTCTATCTTCTTAACAGAGGGATTTCTGAGGATCATGTCCCCATTATACCGAGGCTCAAACTGAATAATCCAGTTGGCGAAGTGGAGCAATGCATTTCCCCCTGTCGCAGTGGTTTGTCTAACCGGACCCTTGGCGTATGGGTCAAGTTTGATATCAGCCCTGACTTGGGAAATAAATATAGCCATATGCCCTCTTTTCTGCAAAGCAATGGACATCTTCTTCATAAATACCCCGGCTATTACAGCGCCCCCTGCCACCTTAGAAGAATCTTCGAAATTCTTATCCACATCGTTCTTTGGGATCAAACCGTCTACAGAGTCTAACACGAAGCAATACTTAGTCTTATCATCGTTAAACTGCACAAGCCTCCTCATCAGGTCCACTACAACCTCGTAGATGTTGGACTCAAATACAAAACAGGTGCCATCAACCCAGTCATCAGCATTAAAGACAAAATTGATGCCTGATCTTTTTCTCATCTCTGGAGAAAGCCTACCTTCAGCTTTAATGAACACCCCTCTAGCACCCGGCATCTTTAGGAAGTTTTTCATAACCTCTAACGACTCAGAAGTTTTCCCCCCCTCGTTCATGCCCACGAATCTGTGAAGTCCGGGTCCAAACCCACCATCAAGCTGCAAATCGAACTGAAGTGACCCACTAGAAACTTTGTAGTTAATTTCCTCTTCAAAGTTGTAGTGGTCGTCCTTTGTTTCCTTGAGGAAACCTTTCAGCATTGTATTTGGGTTCTGTTCTTTACTCATCTAAAAAATCTTTTAGGGTTTTTCTTTTGGGGGTAAAACTTATGTCCTGCCCCGACTTTTCACCCAGATCATAATCTGGATATCGGGAGTTGTCAACAACATAATTAAAAGCTCTAAACTTCCTGTCCAAAGTCTCCTTAAGCTTAGGGCTGACCAGATAGGCCAATGAGTAGAACTTCTTCTGAAAGTTTACTATATCCATAAACTCTAAGGAGTACCTCTCGCAAAGGGTGTTCAAGAACTTCATCTCCCTAGCGTAAAATGGACGCTTCCCTTGGTCGGGAACGTCCACTAATCTAATCAAGATGTTTCTCTTGCTTATCTTCTTAGGTTTGGCCATTCATGGCCAAGTTAACCCTTATTCATGTCATGGTCAACCATTTTTCTTACAAGTCCTACAAAGTCCGTCTTGGGCTTCCACCCAAGGTTCCTGCGAGCTTCCGAAGAGTCCCCCCACAACAATTCTACTTCGGCTGGTCTGTAGAACTCTGGATTCACACACATTAACACTTTTCCTTCGTGTGTGTACTTCTCATCCACGCCTTTCCCCACCCATTCGCACTTTTCCAACGCAAAACCCGCAAAGTTAAAAGCTTGTTCCACAAACTCTCTAATGGTGTGGGTGTTATTGGAGGATAGGACATACTCCCTAGGTTCCTCTTGGTTCAACATCAACCAAACACCTTCCACAAAATCTTCGGCGTCACTCCAATCCCTTTTCGCATCAACGTTACCTAATTCAAGGGGCTTAAAACCGTCTGACACATATTCGTTTTTAATACGGGCCACATTCTTGGTAATTTTACGAGTAACAAACTCCTCTCCACGGCGAGTTCCTTCGTGGTTAAATAACCATCCTTGGATAGCGAATAGATTGTAGGAGTCTCTCCACACCTTGACCATATGCCTCGCACTAGCCTTAGAAACCCCATACGGGCTTCTTGGACGTATGGGGTGAAGCTCTGACTGAGGGGAATACAAAACATCCCCAAACTCCTCTGAAGAGCCAGCATTATAGTACCTGCAGTCGGGACAGTGCTTACGAATAGCCTCAAGCTGATATAGGACAGCCATTGCGTTAGTCTCCATGTGGTTCACTGGCATCTTCCAGCTCACACCAACAAAAGAATTAGCAGCAAAATTAATAAAATAATCAGGTTTCTCTTCGGAAATGACTAACTCAGTATTAGCTTGATCAGCTACATCAAGGTCTATTAACCTAAATCTAGGGTGGTCTACAAGATGTTGGATGTTTACGTGATTCTTAACACTTAACCTGCGGACACCAGCTACAATAGTATGCTCTGTATTCTTCAAGAGATAATCAGCCATAAAGCTGCCGTCTTGACCTGTGACTCCTGTAATAATTACTTTTTTCATAAGATATAATCAGAACAAACTGCGAAACAGTCGTAGTTTTTTTTTCTCCAGTTAGCATTATTATCTACAATGATAGACATTTTTCCAACCCTCTTTTCAGGGAAAGTCCAAATGTAACCTTTAGAGGTTAAGGTGAAATCGTCTGATTGATGCCAAAAATAGTCGCAATCTTTAGGGACATTCCTCAAGGATTCAAAATTCTTACAGTGCAACCACAAACCTTTTTGTTTTATAAAGTCAAGGCTAACCTCATAAGTAGGTTCATCGTGACCTAAGTAGTAAGATTTGTCCATAAACCACAAATCTATTTCACAATCAAATCCCATACTTAGGACTTTATAAATCTGATCTGGTTTATTTTCTTTTTGTTTGTCAGGGCCGAAAACATTCCCCCTGTGGGATATTAAACGCATTTTAGTCTGTTATCACCGTACCATCTATAATTTTTATGATGCCCCCAATAACAATTGTGATCATCTTCAAAGGTCTTCCACCCCAAAGTCTCAGGGTTTCCAAAGGAAGCTTGCTCCAAAAAATTAGGAAGTAAATTTCTATAAAGGTTATTCAACCCATCCACAGAATAATCCCAAGGATTTTTTGTCCACCAGTCAATTAAATACTCAACATCTCCATACAAGAGTAGATCACCAACAACTCCATGATCCAAACTAGTTTGCTCACTGACGACTAAACCTTTGCTAAAAATCTTATCGTTTTCCAAATAATCATAAGCTCTATTCTTGAGAACCTTTTTACAACCTTCTTCTTTGCAAGCGTAGAACCCCTTTAGTGAAAAGTGAGGGTGGCCTCTACCCAACTCACCCTCTCTAATAACCTCCTCCCAGATGACCTTATCAAATTTTTTAACAAGCTTGTCTGGAGGAGGTATGCCATGACCACAAAGCACAGAAAAAAAATCCACCCCTAAATTTTCATATTGATCAACTGCAGCAGAAATCCAATTAAATTTTTTCTCTTCCCCTTCTCTTACAAAAAAGTGAGTAAGAACTAAACCTGTTTTGTTAGAATTCATAATTAAAATTTAAAAAATCCTCCTCATAAATCTCACATATTTTGTCTCTACTCTTCGGTTTGATATTATTAGTAGGGCTAAAGTAATTGGTGACTCTTGTGTGCGGTAAGGATAAATTTTTTATACCTAAAATATTTTTTAATTTAAAAAAATCTTCGTTGAGGCTTTCGAACTTTCCTAAAAAATCCATCATAAGTTCCCCGTCTTTATAGGTATATGATGTTTGAGTTTTTAAATGTCTGAAATTTGCGCAATCTGTTTGTTCAAAATTAAGAATAAAATCGTCAAAATTCTTAAAGGATAATATCTCCGAGTGTAGTTCATGATGACCTGCATCAGAAACTAAGTTCTGATAAGCGCTCATGATTCTACTATATGGATTTCTTGTAAAAGCCGCTTTAGTGTAACTTATCAAATCAGGATTCTCAGCTAGTACTTCAGTTATATTTTTATGATATATATGAGGCAAGCAAGTTAAGGAAGCCCCAAACAGCGTCCTAAAGGATGTACTCGCTGTTTTCGGGACACAAACAAACAAGAATTTTTTTTCATGGTCAATTATCATGACTTGTTTTACTGTGTATTCTTGTCATATGTCTACCTCCATCAAAAGAGGAGCTGACTAAAGAGTTTATTATTAAACCCAAAGAATCTTTATTCGTGTATTTTGATGGTATAGAAAAGAAATTAGCGCAATTATGCCTTCTTGACATTTCTGCAGTATATTCGTCGAAAATCAAAGCGGCTCTAACAGATGGTTTTCGGTTCGCTAATATATTTACTCCCTGACCAGTTCTGCAAAAACCTAATACAAAATCGCAAATCTTATTTTTGAGAGAATCAGTAGATTGTCCTACATAAGCATTATAATCCACGTCTTTTTGTGAGTGGCATCCAAAGTCTACGAATTTAATTCCCAAATCAGTAAGAATTTTTTTAGCATCTTCTTTCCTTTCAAAGCCTGAGTGATCAGAACATAATCCAATAGGTTTTTCTCCAAATTCGTAAGCTACTTTATCAACGAAAAATTCTAACTCTTCAGGAGTTCCCAAAACATGCATTTTTTGAACTTTTTTAATGCCTATCTTATAGCCATCCCTAATTAAAAGATTGTACATTGGGCATATGTAAAACTCATCTTTGGTGCGGATATCTTTGCTAACTAATTCTTCAGCATACTTAACAAAAATAGACCCTTTTTTGTAGAAATATACGCCTACGGCAGCATCTGAGCTAATAACCTGTTTTTCTGCTGTTTTTAATACAAAACCATTTTCGTCAGTTTCTGCGTAACTGTGAGCGGGACTATTAGCTTTAAAAGTTAAGATCCCACCATCCCAATCTTCAGGGATGTCCGAAGGCTCAAACTTAGATTGGAAGTAAACATCAGGTGTGTAAATTAACAACGGCTCATCGTTATTTATGAGGTCTTTAGCAAGGAGGCAGGTTGAAACGGACCCATCCGTATCGTGATCAACAACTACGATTTTAACATCTTCACCAAATTTATTTTTTAGAATGACATCTATTGAGTAATTGTGTATATGGTCTAACCTAACAGCAAAAATCAAATTACAATTCGTGTAATCTAAGGACTCCATCGCCCAATCGATTACCCGTTTTGTTTTCGCCATAATCAAGGGCTTTGGCATATCATAACCTTGATCAGCAAACCTTTGAGCTTTACCAGCTATTGGTAGAAGTATATTATATTTCATTATTGAGTAAGACCTTGGTTGTCTCTGCACAGGTTGTCTTAAGAGCTTCTTCGATACTTGTATTGTAGTATTTACTCAAAAATATTCCACAAAAAACGTCTCCAGCCCCATTTACGTGTAAATTTGGCAAAGGCTCATGATCTTGACTTATAACCACATTTTTATTTATAATACATTCACATCCGTTAGGGTCGTGTAGAACCACAGGGGTTGAAATATCTACATTGTCATACAGATGTTTTCTTTCTCTGGAATCGAAAATTATAGAACATTTTTTTAGTAAATCTAAGTACCTTGTTCTTTCAATATCTTTACAAAAATCAACACTAATAGGCACGTCTGTGTTAATTTTATTTATATTGAAGATATCATCTAGATATGAAATATGTAGCCAATCTAAACTATTTGTAGGTAATTCATGTATATTGTTATTTTTTAATTTTGTCAATACCGAAGTTCTACAACTGTTTTTTAGATCACTAAAAATATCAGCACTAACCTCCCCATCTTCAAAAAACGATAACAAGATATCTTTATCCTTTATTTTTTTAAAGTTGTATATCCCCCCTAAACTCTTCTTTATCTCTCTAGGGGTATTTGTTTCAGATAAGCGAAATTCATTGAAATAATAGATGGTATCTATATACCTTCGACCAAAAAGACCTAGTTTAAAACTTTTCAGATTCATCTAACTTTAAAAATAATTCAAAATCAAAATTACTTACTAACGATTCCTTCTCCAAGAAAGAGAAAAGCTCCATTAATATATTATCACCACCCCTACTATCTAAAACTTTATCGCAAACCCGTTTCACTTCTGGAGCTGCATCAGAAGGACATAGTGAAAACCCTACAGACTTTAAAAGGTCTACATCAAAAATATCGTCACCAATATACAGCATTTCTTCAATAGAGCAGTTGTAAGTCTTTTTGAAAGTTTCTATAAAACTTGTTTTATTTACATTCCTAGCGTCATAAAAGTCAATGTTTCTATTTTCAGCGATACTCTTATTTATATTCTTATCTCCTGAGCAAAAACACACACTAACACCGCAAGATTTTAATTTTTTAATAACCGTAAAATCTTTATCACAAAATCTCTTACCAAAACAAAAACCATCTTGTCCGTAATTTTTTTTGCCATCAGTGAGGACACCATCTACATCAAGAATAACAAGTTTAACAATCATAATATAGAACCTATATAACCTCTGTCTGTACAATGTTCTTCCCTACTAACTTTATTATGCTTAACTATAGAATATTTATTCATTTTTATTTTAGCTTTTTCTCTTATTCTCAATGACCACTCTACATCTTCATATTCAGTAGCTCGATTATAATTTTCATCCAAAGGGTTAAAAAGCATAAACCTTCTTTTAGCAACCCAATAAGTTCCAGATATGTATTGATTTTTAATTCTGGACTCATCATCGTATGGTAGTTCGATACCTCTACCCAACACAGGATCGTCCCAAGTAACCCAATCACGAAATCTGTGTCCATGTATATTTTGTATAGCGTTCATGCATACATCCCAATCATTACCAAACTGTAAAAAATTCTTGTACCAGTCTTTTTGGAACTCTAAATAATCATGAGAGTAAACAACATTCTCATAAAGAGACATTGCTGTTATAATATTTTTCTTCTTTGTTATCCACCCTGACGGGCATACTTGCTCTGGGAAAGGGATGTAGACTGATCTGTCGCTACGAGTGTCTACTTCTATAATCTTTTCAGGATCGCCACCTACTATAATAATCTCATATTGCTTTATATCTTGAGAGTGTATTGACGTTAACATATCACCCAACTTTTCATAGTCACCCCCGTTAGTCACAATACCAAAAGTAAAATTCATCTATAAAATTTGTTGTTTTGCTATTTTTCCACAATTATGGATATTTAACAGTGCCAAGTCTATATTAACACTAACTTTATTGAGTGGATCAATATAAATAGAACCATATCGGCTAATATCCTGACACCAATTAACATGGTCACATAATCCATCTGTGGACCATTTAACTTTCTTCAAGACCTCTGTCCTTGTTAAGGCAAAACCTCCAAAAGCTGATTCACATTTTACTGGCTGACCTAAACTCCACTTCATTCTGTCCAGCCCATTTCTAAATGGACAGTCGGTAAAATATAGACAATTCTGAGCTTTGCTATCAAAAAGAGGGTAAACATCATAATAACTATCTTTAGTAATCCCATACATAAGGTCTGGTATATTTTGCCTAATATTCGGAGTGATTAAAATGCAATCTTCGATTTTCTCGATAGTTTTAATATGTTGTCTTAAATTATCTTTTTCAAAGACAACGTCTGAATCAATTAGTATTGTATATTTGCTATCTGATTCCTCAAGTAGATCTTTGCATTTGTTTCTGCAGTCGCATAAGAACTCCATTCTTTCTACACTCGTAACACTACCAAATTTTTTAGCGTTAAGGTTTTCGTGCCTAAACTTATGATCTTTGTTTTTTAGCCAGTCTTTTAATATAGCTACAGTATTATCCTTAGAATCATTCTCATAGAAATAATACTCGAAATTGTAATCTAGAGACTCCAAGTCTTCAAACTGAGCTAGGGTTCTAGCTAAGTGAGGCTCACTATCTCTAAACAACGAGTAAACAGCTATGGTGTCTATCATGCTAACGCATGATTATACCTTAAAGCTCCTCTTCTTCAACAACCAACTTCACCTCAGTGAGGTATGGATAAGCGTTTAGGAGATCTTGTTGCTCAGCGAAACCTTCGTCATCCCAAGTCCACTCACTGTAAACTTCGTCTTCGTCCCAAGCTAGCACTTCGTTAGAGACCATCTTGCTGACGGGTTTTTTAGACCAGAACTTACAGCTCCAATAACGAGGAGTTGTCTTGTCTTTGGCTGTGTCACATTTGTGCCTAGCCCTGAAGCTTCGGCGACGAGCTGGATCGTCACGTTTGATTTCCATGTTCGGATCACCAAACTTAACCATGACTATGTTCCCAGTCTTTGGGTTTTTGACGTAAACCCCGTATTTCTTCTTGCCACCTTTCAATCGAAAAGGCTTATTCAAAGTCTTCTTTTCTGCGTCTGAATACTCAAGATCTTCAATCTCTTGGTCCGACTCTTCATCAGTAATGGACGCTTCAAGCATTTCAAGGCGAGCCAAAACAAAATCAATCTCTTCAAATGCCCAAAAAGCTTCCCCTTGCTCTTCCAAGTAGTACTCTTCAGAACCTTTAGCTACATCTTGATCGGCAGCCCTGTAAGATTTCTTAACGCTTCCACCACGAACCATCTTCAAAAACATATTCACACGAGCCATAGCCCATTGTCCTCTAGTTTTTCCGGGACGGTGAGAGGATGAGAAAGCTCCAGCACCACGGCGGTAGATTTTCTTTAACTGACCTAAAGTAACTTTCTTGGAGTGCTTTTCGTTATGCTCCTTTACTTTGTTTTGTAGAGCTGTAACGACCTTGGCTGAGAACGTGATAGATTTCCCACCTTTTCCAGCAGAACCTTTCTCATTCTTGCTAGACCCTTTTTTCTTCTCAGAAGGTTTAGCAGGTGTTTGAGCTGCCCCTTTTTTACCGGGACGCTTGGCTGCTTGAGAACTTTCTAAAAACTCCTTCGCTTCTTTTGAAAAATCGAACTCCATTATACTTTATAATACACTTTTTTTTATTAAAAATGAAATTAACCCTCGCAAGATGTGCATGTAAGTATTGATCTAGCAAGCTCTTGGCTGGGGTTGGCACTTCTCTGGTAATAAAAACCTTTGATTCCATTCTCCCAACCGTAAACCATAAGTTGATTAACCTCTTTGAAAGGTGTTTCTGGCGGAACCATGATGTTCAGTGACTGTCCTTGGTCTATATACTTTTGCCTTTGGGAGGCTTGTATGACAACCTCTTTCTGGGATATCTCACCGAAAGTTTTAAATACGTCTCTTTCTTCTCTTGTCAAAAACTGCAAATGTTGAACAGAAC